CGCCTCAAAAGCAGGCAAGGCCACAGTTAAGAAGGCTGTCAAGACTGTCAAGCGAGCACCATCAGCGTATAACAAATACATGAAGAAGGAACTTGCACGTCTGAAGAAGGCTCATCCGCGTATGACTCATCAAGCCCGCTTCAAGAAAGCGGCTAAGAGTTGGAAGCGATCCAAAAAGGGGGGTAAGAAGTGACCAAATTACTGTCAAAGCAATATGAATCAGTATCCATATCTTTTGACGATCCTACTAACAGTTGGAATTTATTTTCCTTTGGTGGAGGTCAATATGAAGCGATTTCGTTATCCTCAAACAACGTACAAATTCTCGCAAACAAAGGTTACTTTGACCTTGCAGGAATGTCTATGGATCAAAAAACACTCTTTATCAAAAACATATCTTTGCAACTTCAATCGGCACCAACTGGATTAAATGGGGTTGCTGGCGATGCAATCGAAATGATAACAATGATTGCAGACGTTCCAATTGATACAATAAGCTGTGTAACTGGAGCAGGATGGCCTTTGGGATCAATGAGTTCTGACAATTGTTTTTTGCGACGTGTTCAAACATGGGCTATTACAACTGACTCCGGTTCATTTGGAAGTTACTT